GCGGCCATGCCAATACAAAGCGTTTTCCACCGCTCTCTTAAAAGCCTCTTCAGGCGTCTTTCCAGTTGCTTCCGTTTCAAACTCTAAAGCACCCATCTTAGATCACCATATCATACACACCACCCCTATATAACATTAACGATATACAAAACCCAAACAACACAACCAACGCAAACAAACCACAAACCCCAAAACACCCCCCAAAAACACACAAAAACACAAACAACCACAAGGAACACAACACCCCAGAACCACACAGCATATAACCCCCTCCACACGGCAACATACATAGAGAAACAAACAAAGAAGCCATGATAGGAAAAAAGAAGGGGTTACTCTCTAACAAGCGTAACACGGGGGCAACGGGTGCAGAAGTAAACAGCTCTAGACACCCCATTCTTCCCCGTTATCCGGTACCCACGCTTCACAGTGGGGCCGCCGCAGTGTTTACACTTCACATTCTTCACCTTAGGGACTCCTCTTATCCGTGTATATGGTCACGCATACTGTGAATAAGCCAAGCGTCAACACAATGGCGACGTACAGGGTTAAGTAATCCATCATCTTAGAAACGTCTCCTCATTAACTTTTTACCGAGAATTATAAGGCTTACCGCGAACAGACCAAACACCAATACTATGAATGTGTATACTGTGGCTAAGTCAACAGTCATAGAAGCGTCTCCCTGATCATCCTAGTTTCAGTGTAGTTACCGGGGCCCCCGTTCATGAATATACATATATCCTTATGGTGACACCTTTCACCGCTGCATAGATTCACACGGTATCCGCGTAGTATGCACCTGTATCCTTCATCTAGTAGATGTTGTATTTCTTTCTGTGTCTTCATCTTAGATCACTATAACCTATACAGTCACTAGATATAAGCATATCGCCATAGAGAGACTAGAGAGTTTCCGCTAGAACCACGTCTCGGAGCGTCTCCCTACTATACCGCACCCCATCAACATAGTACCTCCCCACAGAGAAACCATACAGCCACCTACAAGCATCCACAAAATCGTAGAAGACCCTACTCTGCTTAGCTGCGCCAAACCTCACCACAGCATGATACACCAACATCTCTATTCACCCATACAGACACACTCACACATATAAGATTATCCCCACACCAAGCCCCAAAGGCACACACAACTAACCACACAAACAGCGAACCGGAATAGTTGTGTTGTCTGTTTTGGGGTTTTTTTTGGGGGGGTGTTTTGTGGGGTAAGGTTTTTATTGTTTGGTTGTGTTTGTTTGTGTATGGTTGATCGTTATAGGGGGTTTCGTGATGGTTGTGGTAGGTTTGTTGTGGGTAATCCGGGTAGGGTTGTGGGTAGTTATTCTTGGTTGAGTGGTGGGGAGTTTGCTAGGCGGTATCCTTTTTTGTGTGTGGTTGCTCCGGGTGTTTGTCCTATGTGTGGGGGTCGGGTGTTTAGGTTTAAGGTTCGTTTTGATGGTAATAGGGCTTATAGTGTCTGTGCTAGGTGTAATAGCTGTGATCATCGTAGGTGGTATAGGCCCTATAGGGATTCATGGGGTTCTATATAGTTTGTTTGCCCCCGCTATAGTTTTGGTGGTTTCTATTGTTCAGCTATATAAGTGTTTCTGTTTTCACCGTTATTTCGGAGTAGGGTGATAGAGTAGGGGTATTCATATAGAGCAACTTAAAAAATGTCATAGATGTCATAGACCCATGACGTTGATAGATAACAATCCTGTTAGGGGTGAATGGTACTGGGTGTGCAGTAGCTGTGGCGTGGACTATAAATACAGTGAAGGACACGGGGATAGGAAAAACTATGACGTGTACTGGGATAAAGGCATGGAGCATATAGTCTACGTTGAACTTGATAACTACTTCTACAGGAAGTACCCTGAGTATAGGCGGTAAAGGTAAGGTAGTGTAGGGCTTCAAGCCGTCGCCCATTGTTTGGGTGAAGATTAGGGAAGAGCGGCGCATAGGGGATGGTATGGATGACACCACAGACAATGGCGTATTTATTGGGGATATTCGTGGCGGCGATGTTTACAGCGATAGCGCCGTATATACGTAAATTCGGTACAGAGTTCAGTGAATGGGATAACGCTTACACGTTAACGTTTCTTGTGAGTTACGTTGTCGCTATGTTAGCTACTTTGATAATATATGATATGAACCCGCTTGACGTGGTTATAGTTGACCGCTTTGACGCGTTCGTGAAGGGCGTGGTTTTAGGTTTCCTGAACCCGGTTGTCACTGAGGTGAGTAAACACATTATGCCCAAGCTGTTTAACGGTGAAACAGGGTGAAGCTGAGTTTAACCGAGTTCACTGTAAAGCTTGTGGTGATATTCTATTTATTGAATACGGCGGTGCATGAATACGGGCACATTATAGCGGCTCGGCTGCTTGGGCACTATGGGGAGATAAGGAGCACGGCGTTGAACCACGCCCATATAACGTATAATGGCTCGGCTCCACTGTGGCACCACTGGGTGATATATGGGGCTGGTGGGGTGAGTGTGTTCCTGTTGTTCATTGTTTTAGTGTGGAAAAACATAGATAACGAGCATAGAACAATATACGTGATGTCCGCTGTAAGCAACCTGATATACGCTTTCTTTGAGGCGTTGTTCCCGTCAACGTTTTGGGAACTAGGATCAATATTAGGGATATTCATTGGTTTAATATACTTCATGTATCTCTTGTTAATAAAACGTGTTGAGGTGACGCTTTGACTAGGCGGTATCGTCCACGTAGCATGGCGTCTAGGCAGCGTAGATATATAAATCATTTGGTGAGCAGAAACTCGTATCATGATGTTGACGCAGGTGAATCAATAAACGTTTTAAACCCTATTGATATAGAGCGTAGCATCATCAAGGAGTTCGGCTCGGTGCGCACAGGTTTTCATCTTCAGTTCGAGAGAGGCGAGGTGACGTCAGACGCACGGGGAGAAGGTAGTTTACAGAGTATACAAAACGACGAGGAATAAAAAATGGATGACGATTTACCGGCTGGCTTTAACTCAAGTGGCTTCACGAAATATGTTGAGAAGAAAGAGTTTATAAAGTTCTGCGACAAGGTTGAAACAACTTTTCACGGCGAGGATGGGCGTAACGGAATAGTGAATGACATACAGGTGCTTAAAACAGAGTGGAACACAGCTAAGAAGCTTCTAGGGTGGCTGGTTGGAGGTAGCTTACTAACATTCATAATGGGTATACTGAACTTATTAAAAATGTATGGTGTGATATAATGCGTAAAAAGGTTCCAAGATACGGCGTAGATGTGCCGATGTACGGAGAGGGAAAAAAGAAGCCATGGGGTACAGGCATAATGAAGGGAACAGAGCTTGAACGAACAAAATATCACTGCATGGATGAAATGAGTGAAAAAGCAAGCCTATACATCCCCTACATAGTGGAACGCGTCATAGAAGGAGCGTCCTACAGCGAAATAGCTAAAGAGCTTGGAATAGACCGTAACACGTTATACAAGTACCGCAAAACCGTTGCTTTCCAAGAGTTCAAGGAAAGAATGATAGATGAGCAACTAGAGGACATAATGGCTGTACGAAGCCAAGGCGACTTAGCCACAGCCATGAGGTACCGTGAAGGATTAATAAAGATAGCGGTTCCACGGAAAAGCGAGTTAAAGGTAGACAACGAGGGCGAAATAGTCCACAGATTCATAATAGTACCGCCGAGCGAGGAGCATATTGAGCACGCGAAAGATAAAGTGGAGGAACATTGACGACGATGAGTTCGTCTTCAAACCCCACCCGAAACAATGGGAGATAATACAAGACACCCACAGGTTCCAGCTAGTAAGCGCAGGCAGACGATTCGGGAAAACCCGTCTCGGCTGGGCTAAGATAATAATGGACGCCATAAACCCTGATACCAGACTATACTGGTGGGTAGCGTCGATAAACAAGGAACTCGCCCCAGCCACAGAGACAGTAAAAGAGATGACCCCCACGGACTTCATATACGATGTCCGTGAAAGAAACAAAGTAATATGGTATCTACAGCTACAAGACGGAACAGAAATATACTTCCACAGCGGAAACACAGAGGACAGCCTAAGAGGACACGGCTTAGATGGACTCGTAATAGATGAAGCCGGAAGCTTCCCCGGTGAAAGATACACAGAGGAGCTAGCGCCGAGCCTAATCGACAGAGACGGCTGGCTACTGGCGATAGGCACGCCGAAAGGCCGTGGCTGGTTCTACCAGATGTGTCTACGTGGACAAGACCCCGTGAACTGGGCTAACTATAAAAGCTGGCAGTTCAGCAGCTACGAGAACACGATAGAACGAGGCGGCTACCTGAAGAAAAGCAGCATAGACGACATCGCGAAAGGCATGGACTACCTCACAAAGAGACAGGAAATATACGCCCACTTCCTTAAAGGAGAAGGACAAGTATTCAGAAACATATACCAATGCCTAAACCCAGACATACAGCTAGGACCCGCAGACCCAGACGAGTTCTACGTAATCGGATGCGACGTAGCGAAAACACAGGACTGGAACGTGCTAACCGCCATGAATCAAAGTGGAAACATACGTGGCTTCGACAGATTCAACAACCTTAACTGGGAAGACATAGAAACCCGTATCTACAACTTCACTAAAGCATACCCCGGCGTACTGGTAACAGACGCAACAGGCATAGGCGCGTCAAGCTACGATCACCTTGTAAGAAGACAGCTTCTAATACGTGACTACAAGTTCACAAACCAGAGTAAATTCAACATGGTGAACATACTTAACATAGCACTCGACCAAGGGCAAATAGGCATACCAGCCACACGACTAGGCGAGGAAATAACCCCCGTACCGCAGCTAAAACCATTAATAGACGAACTTGAAGCCTTCGAATACGATATACTACCCTCAGGGAGAATACGTTACAACGCCCCAACAGGCATCCACGACGACTGCGTGACAAGCCTCGGCTTAGCCACATGGGGAGTATTCAGCGGAAAAATAACAGGGGGACCATCAGCCGAAACAGGTAGGAGACCTAGATAAATGACATACAACCCACCATTCATATGTTGCCCCGGATCAACGTACAAGGGGAAACACTACCCATGCGGTGAAGTGATTCACATTGAACGAATAGGACCAGTCGGCGTTAAAGGCAAACCCGAGAGCGACTTATTCCACTGCGAGGCATGCGGAGCCTATTTTCACTCTGATGGAGAGACTTGGCGAGAGGCACATGGGCATCTTGAATAGAAAACAGTGTAAAAAGAGGAAATACGTCGAGAAAAAACGTTTTTTTGATGGAAAAGTAAGGAAAATGATTAAAAAAAGCGATAAAACAAGCGGTTTCTGGGGGGAAAACGGTGCCTAGATGCCCTAAATGTGGACGGGTTTTACCTTTAGCGTGCCCCACATGTCCCCCTCAACCCTTCCAATGCCTATGCGGAAAACAGGTGATGCTGCAACCAGCACCGATGAATGAACACTTAGAGTTAATGAAGGAAATAGAGGAAAGGAGAAAAAACAGAAATGAGCAGCACAAACAGATTCATTAACGCTATAGAGCGCTTCAGCACAAGAATGCTTGGACCAGCGCCGATGCAGGAGAAGCTGAAGTCAGTGTCGGCTTCAACAGGCAAGGGGTTATATAGCCGTGGCTATGGGCAGCAGCCTAGAAGTATCAGAGGATACTATGACTGGTATAACTCAGACGGCGCCGTGTACGCTGGGATTAACAGTATAACAGAGATGGCGGTTGGTAACGGCTTCGAGACAGCGTTACCGGGGCTTGCCCCGAGTGACATGGAGGATGAGGATAGCCCTGAGAAGAAGCTGGTTGACGAGTTTAACGAGTATATAAACGCTGATGATTTGAACGCGAATATATGTCGTAACGTCTTGATCGCTGGGTATTGTCCGGTTGAGGTGAAGATGAATAAATACCCTAGCAGATGTGAGGTTGGTATTATTCACCCTAAGACAGTTGTCCACATTGAGATAGGTGGAGCAGAGTACCATGGCATCAAGTATATTATCCAGAAGGTTGGGCATAATAAAGCTAAAATCATGGGGCGGAACCTAGCGTGGTTCGACCATAACGCCATCGGTAACGATAAACGTGGGACAAGCATAATTAAACCAGTGGAAACACTACTATCAACGAAGCTTAACACGATAAACCAGATAGAGAAAATCATAGATAAACGCCTAGCACCAATGATAATCTGGAAAAGCACACGCAACATAGAATCATTAAAAGAAGCAGTCACAGGGATAAAACCAGACGAAGACATCTTCCTCGGAAACCTAACACAGGAAGAGCTAAAAGACATCGCCCAACCAATCGACATAGGTGAAAGCGGGAAACTATGGGAATACATAGAGTACATAGATCGCCTCATATATAAGAGTCTATTCACAGGCGACCTTGACTACTGGCGCCAAGCAACACAGGCATCAGCGACTATACTACAGGAACTAGTAGACTACAACGTAAGAGGAATAAGGAGAAGCATAAAAAGGGGAAACGAGGCAGGGTTCTACGCGAGGCTGATGAAGCTAAACGGATACAAAACCGTGCCACGTGTAAACTGGACAACGGAGAACGCGAAGTTCCGAGGAATACAGCTAGAACGATTCCTGCAGACAGGGGTAAACGCTGGATTCGTACAGCTACCGCAATACTACGAGATACTGCAGAGAAGCGGACTCGACCTACACCCACCTGACAAACCAATGCTCCCACCTCAACCAGTAAACCCAATCATAAAGAAAACACCAGACATAGAGAAATAGAAAGGAGAAAAAAGAGTTTGAAGATAGCAGCAGTTATACTCACATTAAACGAGCAAAAACATATAAAAGACTGCATAAAACACCATGGACCACACGTAGACTACGTTATAGTAGTAGACGGCGGAAGCACAGACGGGACGCTTGAAATAGCGAACATATTAGCTGACAGAGTGGAGCAGAGGCCTAAGATAACGGACTTCGGTGAGGAACGGCAATACGCTTGGGGACTCGTGCCTGAGGACACCGAGTGGACGCTGTTCATAGACGCTGATGAACGATTCCACGACCTGCTTCTCCCGAACATAGAGGAGATAATAACAGGCGTCGTGGAACAGTACCCTGAGACGATAGCGTTCAGGTTCCCACGAGCCAATCTACCGAAGTGCAGCGACTACCCTGACTACCAGACACGTTTACTGAAGAACAACGAGAACATAGTATGGGTGAATAAAGTAGACGAGGTGCCGACGCTGGACGGTGAACTACTGGATGGGATACCGGGGAAATGTATGACGGTGCTCGATAAACCGATATGGCACTTCATGGAGAAGCGTCCACGCTGGTACCGAGAAGGTAGAGCAGATAACTAAAAAAAGGTGAATAAAATGAGTGACAGAGGAATACCTAGAAGAGACGGATCAGGCAGAGGCGTAAGGGCGAACCGTGGACGAGGCGGATGCACAATAACACGTCTAAATAGTTATAGACTGAATAACCGCAGACCGCGCCGAGGCTGGCGTGAAATAAAACCATAGCGGCGACTATATGAACATTAAAGAACTGGCTGACACAATCGTAACAACCTTCGCGTCACACGGTGTGCCGAAGGGAAACATGTCAGGGACGCAGCCAGATAACAGGGAGAACATTCAACGGACTAACGATATAATAATATGGGCGTTTAAAAACAAGTGATCAAACATGAGTAGACCAGAAAACAGGGAAAACCTACAGAGCCTTCAAGATACAATAGTCTGGGCTGCGTCAGAGTACGGCGTAGCAACTGGGACAGTTACGGAGAACATCGACGTAACGTCGCTCGGTAAGAACCCCACAAACCCACCGGTAGAAGGCTTCATCGACAACGTGTACGTGATGATATTCACCGTCGGAACAGATAAGGTTCATAAAAACCTATTTAAGCCATCAACCTACCAAGGAACAGATGGGCTGAAGTTCTGCTACGTCTGGACTAATGACGGTGGGGTTGATGATGAGGATACAAACGTGAAGGGGCAGATAACATACAAAACAACCACAATAGGTGAATCATTATCTGGAAACACTGGCACGTTAAGCGTTGAGGACACATACACTAGCGCCGCCGGTTACATCGAGCATAAAAGCGGGCAAATGACTATACCGCACGCAGACCTCGTTGACAAGGAATGCATCTTCATCCAGTTCAGCTTCGAGACACCGTCGGGGGCTGCGTTAACCTGTGAGCCGCGGCTCATAGGAATATGTATATCATATGAGGGGAGAACCCTCGCTTAGAGAGGAAAACAGTGATGAGTGAAGAAAACGTTAACTGCCCATACCTAATATATAAGACGAGTAAAAGCTGTGTATCATGCACAGGGTATCGTTGTACTAGCGCTGGGCGAGAGAAGAAAATAGATGAGAAACAGTTAGATACATGCAGAGACATCAACGAGTACGTGCTATGCACACGCTACATAGAGACACTGCCAAAGCAACTAGAAGAAGCTGAGCCTTACGAGGAAGAGCCGGCACCTGAACCAGAAACATCCCCCCAAACACTAGTACCTGCAACGGAAACAATAGAAGAACCTATAACCCCAGCGGTGAAACCAAACACACCATGCGGATGTGGACACCCAGATGTACGCGAAAGCAGTTGCCCATACCAAGGACCACCACCAGAGGGAGCTAGTAGCTGTCTAGGAATATGGTGCTACGCCGCCAACAAGAACATACGGGTGGATAAGAACTGCGTGAACCATGAAATCTGCACAGTGTTCCTGATGAATAAATACAAGGGGGTGCCATACTATAACGCTTAACGAACCAATGCACCCAGACTTCGCCGCGATATACAGGAAATTCATTAAACAATACGGCAAAGAGAAGGGGAAAAAATACTACTACGCGTGGCTGAATAAACACAACCTCGACGACACGAAACCATATAGAAACAGCGACCAATTACAGGAATGCACCACAGGACTCTGCGAATCATTCAGATGGATAGATGAACCGTTAATGCAGTTCTATAAACACGAAGAAGACGCAACACTATGGAAAACAGTCGCCCTAACAGCGAACGTGTCACAGAACAACAACGACTACTCGGCTAACATGGATGAGTTCAGAAACACAGCGTCAAGCCTAAGCTGGCGACCCCTCAACTGGAACCATGACCACAGCCTACAGCTACCGTTCCCAGAGAACCGCACAGAGCTTGCACGATACGAGGATAACGCTGTTGAGACAATCATAAGAATAGATAACAATCAACGTCACTACGAGACAGGTAAACTCGTAAACGACATGATAAAGGATGGAGACATACTTCACGTATCCATAGAGGGTACACCACGTGGAGCAGAGAAAACAGAACACGGGGTAGCACCACGGTACTGGCATTTCACTGGATTAGCATTACTGGAGAAAGACGTAACCCTACCGGGTGATCCGTTAACACGGATTGAGCCATTGTTCCTCAACGAGTCAATGGGGCGAACCCTAGTAGAGTCGCTAATGGAGAATGGGAGGGAAGAAGAAGATATGACAGAGAATAAACAGAAGAAAAAAGACGAGGATACACCAGACCCGTTAGCGAATCTAAGCGAAGAATACACTGGGGTAAACGGTATCGACCAATGCGGTCAATGCAGATACTTCATAGACTTAGAGAACACAACAGTAAAGATAACGGACGTAGGTGAACAAGACTCCTCAGTCATAACCAGAACAAGCGGAGGAATAGGTGCAGGAGTAGGAATCTGTCAAGTAGCAACACAGCTAGAGGGTAAAACCAAATACGTTCGCAAGAACGACGCTGTATGCACAGACGGTAGACCCCGAGACGCGCCAACCGACGCAGATCGAATAAAAGAGGAAAAAACCTTGGAAGAAATAGAGAAAGAAACCATGAAGAATGACTACGAGAAACAGTTGAATGAAAAAGAGATACTTCTATTCGAGGAGACTAAGAAAGCTAACAGTGAACGTGAAGAGAAGCTGAAGGCACTTGGACGAGTATCTGAACAGGCAAACACTCTGAAGAAGAAGGAAGCAGAGATAGCTAACCTAACCGCTGAGAACACTCGGCTTAAAAACGAGAGAGCAGAGCTACGGGTTGAACTCGATAAACTCAGAGAAGAAATCAGCGGATTAAAGGTGAAGATAGACGCCAAAGACGCTGACATAAAACACTATAAAGATAGATACGATTCCTACGAGAGAACACATAGAGAACTCTCAAACGAAGTAATAATGCTGAAAGAACAATTATCAAAAACAATCGCACAGAAAAACGAGGAATCAAACAACAGAGCAGAGGCAAACCAGCGCGCACGAAACGCTGAAGAGGAGAGAGCAAGATACGCGGTTGAAAACGCCGCGTTAACAGAGAAAGTCTCAACGCTACAACGGGAAATCTATGATAGCGCAAAACTCAGGGCGGAGACAAGCAAAGCACAGATGAGGGACTACCAGAAACTACAGGAAGCACTAGAGGATAACAAACGATACATCGAAGAGATACGCGTCCTTAAACAGAGGATAAACAAACGCCCAAGCAAAATAAAGGTAAAAGGATGACAGGAGGAAAATAAACAATGGCAGACCCAACCACAGCAATAGAAGGACTCGTAGCAGAGCTAAGCATCGGCGGAACCCTAATAAGCCTACTGACTGGAATAAGCCTCAGCGGAGACAGATCACAGACCCCATGGAGACCCATGGGCGAATACGACGCAACACAGATACTTAAAGGACGACGCAACTTCGAGGGAACAGCCGAAAAAGCATACGTATGCGGAGACTGGCTTGACCTATTCCTAAATAACTGCACAGACTACGCGGCTACAATCTACCCACGTGGACAAACCATATGCCCCGGAACAATAGCGGCATGCGGAACCATAGCGGGAAGCATCGCCATAAAGAGTTGGCGGCTAAGCGGAATGGAAAAGGAGTCAGAGGCAGCGGTTTTAGCGGAAATCACCTTCGACGTCTACTCTGTAACCACACCCTAAGCGTAGCATAACTTACACCTATACGTGAAACCTAACCCACGTTTTTTCATACTCCAAAAGAGACCGCAAAGTATGGCTGCGGTATACAAATTATGGCATATAGACAGACTAGAAACGGGAAACGTTGTCTATAAACTCAGCCCACCTCCAAAAAGGAGGAAAATAAACTATGAGCGAAACAATCGTAGAACTAGACCTAAGCGACTTCAAGAAAGAGATGCGTGACAACATGGCGGAGCATTTCCGAAGCCTAGAAGAAAAACTAGTGCCAAGGGAAACACTTGACAGCATAAACGAGGCTATAAACCAGCCTAAACCACAGCCATTCGACTACACGATAGGAGTAGACAAACTACTTCACACCGTGCACAGAAAAATCGGCATAGATGACTACAAGTACAGACTCGACGGCAAAGACGTCGAAGACATAGCCATCACGTCAATGAATGAAGCGTTAAAGGAAACAGAGTACTCGTTAACAGAGGCAATCGGATCACTAAACCCAGACTGCTGCATCCCAGAGATATGGGCAGACAAAGTTGAAAGAGACCACGTCTACCCCGGAAGCGTGTTCCTCGGAGCATGGTTCATGAACTGGTATGACGACATACAGGGAAGACCCGGAGACAAAGTGCATATATGCAGGGTAGGACCAGCAGTATGCACAGACCTCGCATGTGAAGAACCTACAACCGCAGCGGCTACATTAGAGTGTCCATACATCACCCTTGAGCATGACACATGTGCATATTATATATGCCGTGAGGACATCGAGGACGTGCAGTATGGACTAGTAGACGCGTTGAACGAGGGACTCGGAGCATGCCTAGCGGTATGCGTTGACAACTACTTCTTTAACGTAGCTCTCAGCTGCACTAACGGCGGAACACTGTCAAGCGCAGGCGCCATGACTGGAAGCCTCATCCTAGAGGCTATGGGCTCGATGATGGCTGGTACATACACCCCGGCTAAAATCATCATGCACCCAGTAGTCTGGACGTCGCTAATGCAGGACACGAACTTCACCTATGCTAACCGTTTCGGCGCACGAGACGTTATCAGCGGCGGAAGACTTGAACAAGCATACGGACTAGAGATCAGCGTAACCCCGAAGGGGACTCTGCACGTCGGTGGCGGAACCTACAGGACTCTCCTACTAGCTAAGGGAGCCTTGGCGGGAGCCATTAAACACGGCGTAACCATTGAGACAGAGTACAGCCCACGCCTACAGAAGCGCTGGGTTATAGCGGACATCCGCTACGGCGGAGTATGCCTGCACCCTGACGGCATCTACTGGATACAAAGCGTAGAGGCTTAAACGCCTAACGCGTAGTCCCCGTAGAGTATTAGCACCCCATTTTTTTAACCAGTTAAACCCATAGAAGCCTATGGTGAATAGATACGTTTATATACATCTATTCTATATATCATTATTAACATCAACACGTCTAGCGTGGAGAATATAGGATTTGAGTAAAGTAAAGCGAAGCAGTGATAAAACCTTCACTGGAAGCATGCCATCATCAACATACGGTGAAGGCTATTTTCTGAGAGGCGAAGGATCAAGCTACGGGAAAACAGATAACGGAGTCGAATCAGAGGCAACCGCATACATAGAGGAAGTGTATCTTCCCCGAGACAGAAAAGTGGTTGACGTTTTTCTATCAGTAATACCCAACGTGAAAAAGGCGATTGTTCTAGGATGCGCCCGTGGATACATGGTGCAAGCCTTCCATGAAAAAGGGGTACAAGCAGTCGGAGTAGACATCAGTGAATGGGCTATCACACACGGCGCTGAGAAAGTGAAAGACAGCCTATACTGTGGAGACGTATGCGACCTAAGCATGTGGGGTGACAAAGAGTTCGACCTAGTAGTAGCACTAGACGTGCTCGAACATATACGAGTCCCAGACCTATACACAGCTATAAGTGAAGCTGTGCGGGTTGGGAGAAACATAGTCCTCGATGTGCCGATACGCCCAGATGACAGTGAACCAGATCAGAGCCACGGCGTAGATAAGACACATGTAAGCATATACAGTAAAGAGTGGTGGATAAACGAGTTCCTGATAAGAGGCGTGGAGCCAGTAAACATACAGGAATACCTATACCCCAAGATAAGAGAAGACAGCCCATGGGAGGATAAACACGACCACGCAGTCACAATATACTTCAAAACACCCAAACCGCCGCCAACCGTAGAGAACACAGTAGAGTACCCAGTGAAACCAGACAGCAAAGACTTCAAAATACTCTGGTGGAGCAACGCACACTGGTCTTCGACGGGCTATGGCCTTGGAACGAAGCACGTGGTATACAAGCTTCACGAGTACTACGACATCGCGTGTCTAGCGAGCTACGGTCTTGAAGGGGCTGCGCTTAGCTTCAACGGGATGAAGGTGTTCCCTAAGAAATTCGACCCGTATGGAATAGACGCAGCGGAGATGATCTGCCGTAACTGGAAACCTGATATACTTATCACGTTATTCGATATATGGATAGGAAGCAGCGGTTTATATAAGGGGCAACGTGACTGGTTCACGAAAATACATCCATATTGGTGTCCTTACTTCCCGGTGGATCATGATCCGATACCTATTCCTACGCTGGAGCAAGCCCGTCTAGCGTATCACTGTATATCAATGAGCATGTTCGGCAGAAACCAGTTAAGGCGACAGGGCATAGAATCAACATACATACCGCATGGAGTAGACACTAAGACATTCAAACCCATGGATAAACAGGAGAACAAACAGTGGCTATATGAACGGGTAAGCACACCGATAACGGGGAAAGAAGGGAAACCATGGGATGACAACATATTCCTAATAGGGAAAAACGCCGCCAACAAGGACACGAAGCGGAAAAACTATGACAGAGACTTAAAAGCCATAAGCCTATTCCTGCAACAGAACCCTGACGCGAAGAAAGACACGCGAATATACTTCCACACAAACCCAGATTTCCCTAACGCCTTCCCGTTAAGAGACATGGCGCAGATGACTGGTTTAGGGGAATATATACGCGTCACCCACCCGTTCCAAATGTACTGTGGTATGAGTGAGGGAAACATGGCGAAGATGTATAATGCGTTCGACGTTTACCTAGGGACAGCGCGGAACGAGGGATTCGGAATCCCGTTAATAGAAGCACAAGCATGCGGGGTGCCAACTATATCAACGGCGTTCACCTCAATGACTGAGCTCGTGGGTGAAACAGGTTGGCTTGTAACCCCGATAACAACGGATACAACCATGCTTCTCAGCGAACAGGCTATACCTAACGAGTGGGAGATAGCGGAGTACCTAGAGAAAGCGTATAACAGTGACCCAGCTGAGCTTAAGAGGATAGGGGATAAGGCGCGGAGGTTTACGTTAAACTATGACTGGGAGAAAGTCGTGCAGCCACTGTGGGTGAATCTGATAGAGAGACTAAGAGAGGATATGCACCCAAAGAGCGTGGAGGAGAGGAGGATAAATCTATGACAAAATCAAAGGTAGCGTTATGCATGCCTGTTAAGAACGGTGAACCTTGGCTGCCTAAAAACCTTGAAATAATAGAAAGCTTCGGCAAAGAGATAAACAGGGTTATCATAAGCTACGGACACAGCGTGGACGACACGTTAAACATATTGATTAAGTGGATAAAACAGTCAAAACATAGAGTAGAGCTAATACGTGAACCTAAACCAAAAAACACGGTGAACAGCAGCGCAGAGATAGCGTTCCTATACCACGATTTCCAGCAACTCGTAAAAACAGGTGACGACACACATGCCTTACTATGGGACAGCGACATAGTTGATGCACCTAAGAACCTCGTTAAGAAGCTTCTTAAACACGATAAACCAATAATAGCACCATATGTATACATTAAATACCATGAGCCGGGGAAACGGTTCTATGACACAATGGTGTATAGATACAAAGGGTACAGGTATCATGCCTTCGACCCACCTATGCATGGGCATAAACTAGCGCAGATAGATAGCGTGGGATGCGTGTTCCTAGTTAAACGAGAGCCTTTCACAGAGCACCCGTATCGTGATCCTTACCCACATCTACTGTTCTGTAACGATTGCCGTGAAAGCGGGTACGGAGTATGGGTTGATCCGAATATAGAAATCTATCACGTGGACTTGGAGAGAATCGGTGGAGGAAACAACCCGATTGAGACAAACCCGAATAGCAGATTCTATAACCCCACATATAAACCACCCCCACTGATAACTGACTCAGGTGAAATAGTTGAGAACAACGACTTCGCCTTAGAGTTTATTCAAAAATACGTGATGTGAGATGAACCCAGTAATCGTGTTAGGGGCTGGGGTGAAGACACAACACCTATGCGACTTATTTAACCTATGGAGTAGCATAATACAACTATACGAAGAACCCTATACCAGATCAGAGACAAAACGAGGCAAACCAGTAAAAGACACCATAATCGTAATAGATCAACCGTTAACCGTATACTCCGCCGTAGGAGACACACGTGACAAAAGAACACTGATAAAACGCTTCACAGAAGACGCAACTAGACATAACGTCCAATACACATGGGGAACACTAACACATCAAACAACAGTGATAACAAACCCACAACACATAGGCGTAGACTTCATAATAAGAGAACAAAGCAGCATAGGATCACAGTGCAACATAGGAAACCACGTAAGCATCGGACCACTCGCTAACGTTAGCCACAACACAGTTATAGGCGACTACTCAACGATATGTGGGCAAGCAGCAATAAGCGGGGGGGTTACACTCGGTGAAGGCGTGTTCATCGGGCAAGGGGCATCCGTTAAACCCAAAGTTAAGATAGGGGACGGCGCTGTTGTCGGAACAGGCGCGGTTGTGACACGGGATGTCCCACCGAACATGGTTGTAGCGGGAAACCCTGCACGCAGTAACATAAAGTTCAGGAAGCTCCCGCATTGGTAGAGCCACTGGTTCTCATAGGATTCGTCGCGCGTGACGCCGAGAATACGCTCCCACGTTTCCTAGAGCAGATAGATAATCTTGACTACCCTAAAGATAGGCTGAGATACGCGTGCGTAGAGGGTGGAAGCAAAGATAACACACGCGGAATCATACTTGACTGGATGAAGCCTAAGAAGAACACGTTCTTCATACAACATGACATGGATGACGCTAAGTTCCGCCACAGGGAACGCATGTTCTACAGCAGCAACCTATGGAGACACTACGTGAAGACACATTTCAAAGGAGTAGAACCAGTAGACTATGTGTTCCAATGCGACGCAGACGTTGTGAAGATACCACAGGAAACACTGAAAACACTCATAGACTTAGACGTAGACATAGTTGCGCCATACATATACATAGACCCAGAGAACAACTATAAAAACCCGTACAGAAACACACACACGTTCTACGACGTATGGGGATACAGACACCTATACGGACCACACCCCGGGCTTCAGTTTAACCCGAATATACATATGTATTATAAACGCCGTATGCTTAACGATGACACGATAAAAGCGGATAAAGAGAAACACCTATTACCGATGATATGCGTTGGGGCTAACCCGGTTCTCGCGAAGCGTGAAGTATATGAAAAAGTATGGTACACGGGGGATAAGGCTACGCCGGGTTGGTGTATGGCGGCGCGTGAACAAGGCTTCAAGGTTTGGGCGTACCCTGAGCTTGAATGCCTTCATGATTGGAGAGTGCTAATAGAAAGATGAGTAAACATATTTACAGACTTATAGCGTATAAGGATGGACGTAAAGTAACGTTAGCGGAGTACCGTGGAGACGACACAGGTTTACATGGATTCAAGATAGAGCGAGTGGAGAAAAAGAGTGAAACACGGGAAACGCCGATGTAAACACGACGGAGAAGAAGTGCCGGTGATGTTATCAGCTAACGTGAACCGAAACGTGGGGCTAATATGCTTCTGCGTAAAAGGAGAAGGCAGATGCCCGAAGAACGGCGGACATAGATGCCTATTCCAGTTAACAGAAGAACAGTGAAGATAGATTGGAGAAAACGTAGATGAGGAAAACACTCATAAGAATACTCGGAGGATACACCGAACCCGGAAAAATCACGGTAAAACCAACCGAGATGACGAGCAGCACAGTAAACAGAAACTTCACCAACATAGAGTTAGAGCTAAAAGCCGGAAACCTAAACGTGAAAGTATCCGCATGGGACGACGCACAGGCGATGAAAATGTTCAACGCAGTTATGGAGAAGGTTAACATTATCCCAGAAGAGGATAACCCACTGGTGGGTTAGATGAATATACCGTGGGCAGCCCCAGACTTCGGGGAACAGGAGAAGAAGGCAGCTAAACGCGTAGTAGACAGCGGGTGGATGACGATGGGTGAAGAAACCCAGCGCTTGGAGACTGAGTTAGCGGCGGTTACAGGGAAGAAGCATAACATAGTGTTCAACAGCGGAACAAACGCTATACTAGCATCCCTTCTCGCAATAGGGGCATATCATGAAGGATACACGGTGCGTATACCAAGCTACACGTTTAAGGCGACTGAAAACGCTGTGTACGCGTCAGGGCTACGCCGCGTAAAATACGGTGACGTAAACCCGTCAACTGTTTTAATGAAACCTAAAGACAGTGGTAAAAGATATGAGATACAGATACCAGTACACTACGCTGGGTTACCTATTAACCAACAAGTCTGGGGAGAAACACGTCTCGTGGTGGAGGACGCGGCGGAGTCTTTTGGCGCAACTACTCGCTATACTGGTGATGTTAGCGGCGATAGGATTCTGTGCTATAGTTTCCATGCTGCTAAAGTAGTCACAATGATAGAGGGAGGATGCGCCTCAACAGATAACCCAGAGTACGCGTATAAACTGAGGGCGGTGCGTTGCCACGGGGAAAACCCAGATGAGAAAGGAGCATTCATCACCCGTGGGTTAAACATGAAACCTCTTGACATATGCAGCGCGGTTGGGAGAGTTCAGTTAAAGAAGCTTAAAACCTATCTAAGTAACCGTGAACGTATCGCGAAGCTATACCGCGAGGAGCTTGACGGCGTAGTAGGGTTTCAGCTTATCCCAGACTATGTGAAGCAACACGCCAACATGATGTTCCCCATATTCGTTAAGAACCCAGTGAAGCTGGCTACGTGTTTGATGCGGAAAGGAGTAGGCTATCGTCTAGGATGGAAGCCGTTGAAACATATGCTTGGAGCGGACTTCGTGTACCGACACGTCATATGCATCCCGATGTATAACACGTTAACACCTGATGAAGCATTATACGTGACGGAGGTAGTTAAAGAATATCTAACCTAGTTATGATGAAAGTTAGGAGAACCTAAAAATGGAGAAAGTTTTATTAACGGGAAGCGACGGCTTCATAGCGAGCCACGTATCAGATGAGTTAAAACGTAGAGGATACACAGTAATACCTTTCGATAACTACAGCAACATAGAACAAGATATAAGAAACCCTAGAATGGTGGAAGCATACATGGAAAACGCTGACTACTGCCTGCACATGGCCGCATGCCCATACATCCCATTCGGTTACAGTCACCCAAACGAGTTCTTCGAGACAAACGCCAACGGAACACAGAACGTACTGAACGCCGCGAAGAAAACAGGGACACGAGTAATATACACTTCAACAAGCGAAGTCTACGGCACAGCCGAAGACCCAAACCTACCTATGAGTGAAACCCATAGAATAAACCCACACAGCACATACGCAGTCGCCAAATACGCGGGAGACGGATTATGCAGAACATACCACCATGAACACAGAGTAGACGTAACAGTCGTACGAATGTTCAACAACTTTGGGCCAAAAGAGACTTGGCGATACGTTATCCCCGAGATAATTGAGCAGCTAAGCAGGGGCCCTGTGTTAAGCCTCGGTAACGTGTACTCTGAGCGTGATTTCACCTACGTGGTTGATGGGGCTCGTGCCTTAGTTGATGTGATGGAGTGCAGTGAGTTAGACGGCGAAGTCGTGAACTGCGGCACAGGTGAAACGTGGAGCATATTAACTATAGCTGAGATGCTTGGCGAGATAATGCGCCCCGGTGAGGATGTTAAGATTAAAATAGATGAAAAAAGGTTGAGGCCGTTTGACGTGGATAGGCTCATATGTGACGCGTCTAAGCTGCGTCAATACACTGGGTGGGAGCCTAAAGTCTGCTTCAGGGATGGTTTGGAGAGGACTGTGGAGTGGTTTAAAGGTAATGGCGGGAAATGGGATTTCAGAGAGATGAATAAGATGAATGAAAATAGAGGTGGTTACAAGTGACGCTGTACTGTGGAACCTTTGACGTGATAATGTTCAGCCAGATTAACTATAAGCAAGTGCATTTTGACTCAGACGCTGATTACCGTGGATGGATTCAGGGAACACTTATACCTAAAGCACAGGATATGGTTGACAACTATGTTGGACACAACTTCTACGAGAACCGTGGCACGATAAGACTGGATGGCTCAGGGAAAGAAGTGGAACACATCAGCCCACATGGCTTAACAGTGTTCAGCAACCAAAGGGTAACAGACACAACAGGAACCCCACGCCCAAGCATGCTACTCCCCCTACCGTTAATAGCGGTAACAGGTGTAACGATAGACGACGTAGCGCAGACAGCGACAGATTTCCAAGTCTACGAAACCTACGTAGCGTACCATAACAACACCTTCAACTCTGGGAGACAGAACGTTGACATCATAGGAACATGGGGATACGGAACATACCCGCATGACATACAATACGTCACCGCCCAGCTATGCAGTAACGCACTCAGGGAGATGATACGAAGCGAGATGATGCCAGACCTCATCACACCAATCCTTGAAACGGGGCAGGGAAGCGTAGGCGGGTTATCCTCACTGTTCAGAAGCCCCCGTGTGTTAACTAAGAACGAGAAAGACATACTAGACAAATATAGACTATACAGCATAGAGGTAGGATAGACGTGGTTCTTGAGACAGTGGCTAAACAGATACGTGACATGCTTGAGAACAACTGGAGCATACTCAACCCCGCCCTAGGTGACGTATACTTCACCACAGGCTGGTATGAGAAAGACGAGATAAAGCATCAGGTTACAGTCAGCCACATGTACAGCCCTAATATAAGATGGTTCGGGGCAGGATACGATGCAAGCCTACATACACTCACAAACGAGATATACCAAGTGGATTGCTGGTACCGTGTAGACAGAGGCGAAGACCCCAGCCCAGACGGTGAACTCACCGTCTGGAATATGAAGGAGGAGGTTATACGGATTCTTAACACCCAGCGTAAAAACTTTGTTCCACCCGTTGGACTCGTCATACCTCTTGACAGGGGGATGCTTTTGAATGAGCGGGGTAGAAACCGTCAACCACGTATGCTACGGTGGAGTATACGTGTTCAGGCAAACTATAAGACATAAGGAGATAATAAAATTGAGTAAAGACATGGAGTACAGGAGATACAGTATAGATGAGCTTAAGATAGAGGATGAAGACCTTCAGATTTTGATGACGATGGGGGTTGTCCTCTCAGGGACTTGGCTTGATTTACTTAGCTTAAAGAATTATCTAAGAGACAGGGCGGAGTTCCGTTTAATATATAACACTATCAGTAACAACCATCTACGGGTAGTGAAGAAGGATGAATACGAGGAGTATTTAGAATGGAAGAACAGCAAGTAGAGAGAAGCCTAGATGAACGTAACGAGGAGACTCGTAACCGTTTAATGAAGCCAGTTGAAGAGGCTAAGAAAAGAGAATACATGGAATACGTTGAGTCACGTGACTTAGCTGACGCCTACGAGATGATTAACTACGCTAACCTGAAGAAGCGGTTAATCCTGTCAACTATAACGGATGACAACGGTAAACCATACTACGTTGAGTATTGCCCGCTACGTATAAAAGATAGAACAGAGATAGCGTCAATAAAACACGAAGACGAGGAAATACAGACCAACAACCGTAACCGACACGCAGTATACCTACTGTTAAACAGGGCGAACCCCGAGAAATGGAGCAAAGACACAGTGTATAACCTACCAGCGAGCTTCATAGACACCATACTGATAGAGTATGGACGCGAGGAGTCGGAACGTTTTTTAATGCCAGTCTTAAAACAAAGTCTCGATGGATACAGAACAATAGTTACGCAAAGACAGTCATCCTCATAGCGCAGCACTACGGGTACACTCTTGAAGAGATAGCGTGTTTAACGTTAGAGCAGGTTGACATGTTACTAGCTGGGTTGCTGTGGAGCGGTAAAATAGAGATACAAGGAGGTTAAGTTTCTGAGCGTCACAGGCGTTGAACAGGTTAACAACAAGTTAACCAAGATAATAAATCAAATAATACTAGAAACAGAAAAAGCAGCCGTATTGACACAGGATCAGGTTGTAAGAGAAGCGAAGAAACGCGCCCCAATAGGAACCCCTAAAACCACTGGAATACCAGACTACATTGTAGCACACTCCTATCAGAAGAGCATAAGACGTGAACCCCCGACAAAACAGGGGGGAAAATTCACCGCACCAGTAGTAGCAGGCAGATGGATAATAAACCCCAACACAGGGAGAGAAGTTGACTACGCGTTACCGTTAGAGCGTGGAAAAAGCGGGCAGGCGCCAGAAGGCGTCATGGAGGTATCATTAATGTCACAGATAAAATATTTCAGAAACCAGATAAGAAAAGGCGTAAGGAGAGCACTTAAATGAGCACAGTAACAGCTGGCGAAATAGCGGTCAACGTAATAGTACGAACCGGTGAAATGGAGAAAGGGCTCAGCAAAGCCACCAGCACCATGAACATCTTCAAACGTAGCGCAAGCATCGCAGCCGGGGTGATGGCGCGTGACTTATTCTACGCTATAAGCGACACCACCCGTGAAGCCATCACGTTAGGTGCAAGCATGGAAACCCTTGAACGCAGCTTCAACGCACTCGCGGGGGTGGGAGACGAGTCAACCGTAAGCATAGAGGCGCTTGAGGAAGCCACCATGGGTATGATTAGCCGAGTAGATTTGCTTACACAGGCAAACAGAGCACTAGCACTCGGCTTACCGACGGAGGACTTGGATGAATTATTCGTCGGCGCTATTAAACTAGGGAAAGCCATGGGGTTAGACGCCACGACAGCGGTTGAGAAACTGACACTAGGGTTAGGGCGACAGAGTTACAGACTACTAGATGACCTAGGGATAATCATCCGCGCAGGGGACGCCAACGAGATATACGCGAAACGCATAGGTAAAACCGTTGACGAGTTAACAGCGTCAGAGCGTCAAACAGCGTTCCACACAGTCGCCATAGAGCGTCTTAACGAGAAAGTTGCGACACTAGGAGACAACATCGGCGACACGGATAAATCACTCTCACAATGGGACGCAACGATAAGAAACGTCACCGTAAGCATAGGGGAACTCATAACGCCACTAGGGACACTAGCGCCAATACTTAGCACACTTTCACCTGTAATCACAGGCGTAACAATGGCGGCGTTCAGCGACCTAGGTGCAGCAATCGGGGTAACACGGTTCGCTGTGAAGGGTCTTATATTCGACTTAATACATCTAGGAGACGTATTCGGCGTATCCGCGTACGTCATGGGCGGCGTAGCTGGGCTGCTGATAGCGACACTACCATACGCGATACGTGGATACATTAAACTAATAAAAGACCTCACAGCCAACAAACGGTTCGACACCCAGACCACAGAGGAACTAATAGAGGCAGAGCAAGCGTTCGCCGACGCCATGATAGAATCCACGCAGGCGGCGTCAGGCTATACACGCGCCTTAGAGCAGTATAACTCAGCGACGGAGAAGACACCTGATTTACTTGACGCGTGGATGGACGCTGAGAATAAGCTAGCTAAGGCTCAGGAGAAGGAAGCCGATGCGTTAGAGCGGCTGAATGAGGCTAAGGAGAATCAACGTAAGGTAGACGCTGAGTATACGCGGGTAGCTGGGAACCTCGTGAACCTGATTAAATACGTCACAGGCGAAGCACGTAGCTACGATGAGGTGTTAAAGGATACAACCTACCACGTGGAGGGAACAGCGGAGGCGTTAACGGAGCTAGAGAAGAACCTATCCATGACGCAGACAGCGTACAGCCGCGCTACGGCGAGGGTGAATAAGCTAACACAGGCGATGGAGAAGAACAACCGCACCCTAAGCAAGCAGAGCATAGAACAGATGAAGATACGTGACGCCATACAGGACAGAGAAGACGCTGCACAGGCGCAGATAGCTGGCGTTGACAACGAGATAAGCAAACTAGAGAAACTAGCGCAGACACAGGGATTCCTCACCTTCACCCAGAGGAAACAACTTGAAGCATACAGGGAGCAACGTAGAGAACTTGAAGACGCTGGGCAAGCCACACAGGAGGAAGATGCGCGGCTAAGAGAACTCGCTGACAAGGAAAGGGAGCTAGAGATAAGAAACGCTGAGCTTGCACTCAAACTAGAGAAAGCAACCGATAAACAGGATGAGAAAAACAGGAAAATGAGTGAAGCACAGGCGCTTGTCGATCAGTTAACCAGCCTTAACGAGAACCTGAACAACATCTACGTCTCCCAGCGGGACGCGGAGGATGATGTCAACGACGCCCAAGAGAACTATAATGAAGCAAAACGTGAAGCGAATACCTTAACCACTGAGGCTGAGGTAGCGGAGACAAAGTACAGGAACGCAGTGGAAGCCATAGAGGACGCGTATATACGTGCAGCTGAGAAACTTGGGTTATATAACGATAAAATAAAGGAAAGAATAACGTTACAGAAGAAGCTTGACGAGTTAAAGAAGACTGAGAAAGAGAAAACGGAGACACGTGAAGAAGCGTGGACACCTCCACAGTGGACACCGCCACAATGGGTTGAGCCTTTATCAGAAGACCCTTGGATGAATCAAGCTAAACCAGATACAAGAGGATGGAAAAACACTACACCTATTCAGCCAACCAATAGCGCTATGGAGAGAGGGTTCACGAATAACGTTAACGTCACCATAGAGAACATATACAGTGATAACGCGGATTTCCTAGCGGAGAACCTTAAACTAGAGCTTGAAAGAAGAGGGCTAAAGTAGTGGCAACCAAGTTAAACATAGACGGCGAGGAATGGGAGTATAAAAGCCTCACCATAAGTGAAGCGGTGTCAAAGATAGGCACATGGAACGCCACACTACCACGTGTGCGTGACATCACCGCCTTCGCGGGTATGACTGTAGAGAAGAACGATGTAACTATATTCGGTGGACGCATACAGGAGCCGACTCACATCTTCAGCAGGAACGGTAGCGTGAATAAGGTGAGGGGCTTCGATTACAGCATTAAACTCACGGACTACATCACCCCATATAGTAGCATAGTGGACAGCGACACGGATACAACGATAGACACGATACTCACTAACACGCCATTCACGTACACAATAGAGGACACCTTCGGGTATGAGGCTCCCCTCGTGTTCATTGACACGAGTCTTGAAATGTTAACTGATATAGAGGTTTACACCAATACATGTATCAAATACTCTCTTGAAGAAGCCTTCGAGTTAGAATCCGAACACGCAGACAGTAAAACCATCGCTGACTACGGTGCAGGAGGAGGACATAACGCCTTCTGGTATAACGGCACAACAAAAAGATTCTACATATTCACCCGTGAAGGAAACGATATTTATTATTACCACTCAGAGGATTTTGACACATGGACACGGGTTGACAGCGGAGTCAACTCATCCAGCGACGCATGGGGTATAGCGTGGCACGACGCAACCGTATTCCTATTCATATACGATGGAGCAAACGTAGACCTACACACGGGCACAGTAAACGATGGCACAGGCACAATACCCTTTGCTTTGAAGAAGGGAAACATCGACGCAGGTTCGTTCCATCAAGGACCTGTATGGGATGATGATGGACATATATGGATCGTGGTAGATGATGGGGGCACTGGCGCTGCGTGGGAAAGCACCGACGGTGGCGCAAACTGGACTAACCGCTTCAACGGTCCTGCTGGTATGATGCTTCACGCGGTTTCACCGACTGGATCAAACGGCGACATGTATGCATTCATAGATGATATACCTAATGAGGACTTTGACCAATATCTCTGGGACGCTGGTGGTGCATCCTTATCGTATGCACGTAAAGTAGAGGATACCGGCGGGTATGATGTGTTCTGGTGTCAAGTTGGTTACTCATTAAAATATGACACCTATTTACTAGTCAACTATGACGAGGATGTCTGGGGGGTACATTATATGGAGAATGGGGGCTCCTCTTGGAAGTCTTGGAGTTGGAGCCACGTTATCGCATTCACGGGGTCAATGTACGTAGGCACAGATAACACGGCGTATGTGTTCACGCAATCTTCCGTTGGCGCCTTCTGCGATGTGTTCGAGGACGGAACCCGCACCGTAAACGCGTACCAAAACGAGGACTGGGCTTTCTACGCTACTCATCCTCTATGGACTGCAGGCAGATGGGGTGAACAGTTAGAAGGCTTCTTCTACGGAGGCATGGATGGCGCCGATGATGGATGGGCATATCTCCCCGCCCCCCATGGAATCGTTCTAAACACCGAAGAAGCATCTGGTTCAATACGTACAGAGACAATCACAGCATCGGGACCCATGCAACACTGGGGCTCCATGGTAGCCACAGGGACACAGCTAGAGGACACCGAGTGGAGCATACTTAAAGCAGGGGATAACAGCGTCTTAGTTGACGGGCAACCATATGCGTTTGACATGAATGAAGCGGGTGTCCCGTCAACCGAGACAAGCATCAAAGTGTTCGCCGACATAACGGATGGCGACGTACTTATATCAAGCATACTGGTGAACGAGGTATTAGATATATTATCCATGGAGCTTGACTATGAGGAAGTCTACACAGCGTTAACCAAGTGGCAGGCAATCAGCGGCGGAGATTTCTGGCTCGACGAAGATGACGTACTCCACCTAGCAGCCGCGCGTGGAAGCGATAAAAGCAGCTACGTTATCTTAAAGAACAGCCGCACAGATAAACACCCAACAATAGAGCCTAACATTAAAGTAGTTGACGTGAAGACGGATTGGACAAGCTACGTAAACTGCATACGCGTACTCGGAGCAGGGACACCCCCCACGCGGGCGGAGGCATCCCTAATCAACCAGACGCAGGTAGACCTCTACGGTGAACACTGGGGCGTCCTACGGAACAAGGACTTAGAAACCGTTGAGATGGCTCTCACAGCAGCCTCCAATGAGCTTAATCAACGATCCACCATTATTCAACGAATTAAGTTAAGGTTCCTCGACACATATGACTCAGGCGTGGTTGAGATAGGTGACACCGTGGCGCTCGCGGCGGTGTACGGTGACGACGTGGACACCGAGATTGACGCGGATGTACGTATCGTCAGCCTATCCCGTAGCTTCACCCCTAACGGTGAAAGGGTTGACGCTGAGGCTGTGAACTATGTGAAGGCGAATGAGTTCTATAACTATCTTGGAAGCGTGAATGAGTTACTTAGATGGATTGTAACATGATGAAACAGAGGCATAAATATAAGTATATGGGTGACGGTAAACTACTGCTTGTAGTAGATAACGTAAAATATGACGTAAAACGCGGCGACGTCGTGACACTACCCATGGGTAAGGTTAAGACACGTAAACTCCGTCAACTATTCAGGAAACAAGGCGTCAAACACGCTGTCGATGAACAACCGCTTAGCGTAGAGGAGCTTAAACAGTTGAGAAGAATCCTACGGAGAGAGAACCCTAGATGACGCAGATAGACGCACTTACAATAGACACCCCGGTATCATACACGTTCCAAGACTATAACGTGGAACTAGTGGGAACCATGGATAACCTCACCAGCCTCACAGAGCTAAGGGAGAAATTCGCCAAAGCACCATACGGAACAGCAGTACACGCAGTAGTAGGCGCACGCCCACGGGGAGAGGATATGACTGAGGATAACGTGTTAACCGCGTACTGCCAATTCACGGACGGCGACCGCCCCTTGGACGGGTGGTATCTTCTCAGAGGGTTTAACATGTACCAGAATGAGACTCCCCTCGGGTTCGCGTATAATTGGAGAGTCAACCTCTTCTACCTTGGGGGCAACGCGTACTACACCGCGTGTTACCTCTGCACGGGGATGGGGACAATATCATCGGATTGGGGGATATAAGGGATGAGCGGATACTATGAGACAATACCATTAGACGACACAACGGTGTTTAAGTGGACTCGTCAAGATATGCGACCCTACACGGAAACCATAGCAGATGACATAGAGATAGCTGAATGGGATGTATACGGCGTAGTCATCACAGGGGAGTATAAGTTATCCACCTTAGCGGAGACAAAGGCACGACTCACACAGTTAGCTGAAATAGCTGAGAGCCAAGCGAAGACGTTCAGCCTATGGGGTGACATATGGCGCCCATACGCGTATATTCGCCACAGCGTGGTGGGAACGTACTGGGTTAATCCTGACAGCCACCCGACTATAAGGCTCAGTGAAGAGGATAATAAGGCGTATGTATGTTTTTATATGAGGTACATCGGCGACGCATCTACCCATGTTGCCTGTTACCTAGTTGAAGGGGTAGAGACAATAGAATCAGACTGGAACATATAAGAGATGAATGAAGGATGATTAAAGTAAAGAGTATAGGATACCAGAAGGACAACGTAGCGGTGACAGTGGAGTACAGCCTAGAGAACGAGACACACAGCTTCACAGTATACGCTAAACTATCGCAGATATACAAGATGAGTGAAAAGGATGTCAAGGAATACATAACTGAGCGCGTGGACTCTGAGCGTAGGAATAAACTACGTGACATGGTTGAGGCGAAGCTAGACACCTTGATAGACGTAGACATAGAGGAGGAGGCTGTCTGATGCCAGCCCACATTCACACCTTCCCCGTCTCCGCTACGAACATCATGTTGAAGGATAGTAAGGGGGAAACCTACCCGATCACCCTCGACACAGATACGTTTAACCGTACAGGTGAGGATGGTGATATACCTGTTCTTCCTCTGAACGGTGGAGACGAGTTCTCAACTGACATCCTCAGTGGGTCATGGCATAAGGGCTGGGATAGTGACATCGACACCTTCACCGCCTCTATTGATAGCGGTATTCTACGGTTGACGGGTGTAGCGAAGGTAGCTGGTACTGGTAGTTTTGGTTGGATTAATAATCATCACCCACTTCCTTTAATTGACGAATTAGAATTAACAGTTTCTATGGAGTCTCCTGTGGATGATACGGGTGCAACCGCAGATAGAGATATTCGTACTTATTTCATTCTTAGAGGGGATAACGCGGAGGATGATCCAGTTAATGATGCTGATAATCAATTAAGAATGGCAATTAATGTAGACGAAACAGGGTTATTATTACAGATACAGAAAAGAATAGGGGGGGCATCAGCATCTACCCTCGCTTCAGGTTATGACTACACAATGGATACTAATCGTGGCACAGGTGACTTAGAGGCAACAATATGGCGACTAGTGTTCAACGGTAAACCCGGCACAACGGGGGCAACTATGAGCGTCTACCTGAAGCAAAGTGATACACTTGCTAACGCTGAGAGTGCCACCGAGCATGAGGTAACTGGAAGTCCTTTTGATGTAAGTGACTTGGCGTTTAATATTGCATACCCATCATATGAGATATACACACAGAACACCACCTATTTTGGCACCGCCTATGACAGTGCGAACCGAGCGGCATCAGGCTACCTACGGGTAACATACCCACCGCAGTTTAAAACCTGCTACGACTTCACACCCAGCGACTACGGGAAAGGCGATGTGTGTTTGTTCGATGGTGATCCGGATAGTGATGGTGTACGTGTCTACGACAAGGATCATACATTCACTAACAATGAGATATACCTTCAAAATGGGTTAATTCGGTTTAAATTAGATGAAATGGCTCAATACAGTAGCCGTACTTATGGATATACTGATTCAGCGTGGGTAGAGGCTAATAGTTTCAGACCACAATTGGTTGACAGTTCTAAATTTTTAGATTATCACAAACTGTTAAGTATTGAGGTTTTATCACCCGAAAAAATAAAACTAAAAATAAGAGTCCACGATACAGCTACGGAAGATACTGATTATTACATGGATTATTACATAACGGTATATAGGGGTGGTTATGTTTTTGAGATAGAGCCAATAACTGTTTATCCAATACAGGAATATAAGTTATTTGTTGATTGTGGTTTTTCAGGTGGAGATTACGGGTATGCTGGAAATAATAAAATATCCGATAATATGCTAAATATCAGTGCTACAAACAGTATCATGTCTGATAATTATATGATTATCTTTAATACTGCTGATAAACAACTTATGGCAGTTGCAATAAATGAAAAACCTGATGATTATTTCTATATACATGATGGTAAATATTTCAGACCAGAGAACTCACAAACCTCACAGCTTGGTTCTTTAAAGTATTGGATCATAATAGTGCCTTTTGCTAACGTCGCTAATCTCTTCAAAGAGGCTGAGGACGCCACCATAAGCGCATCCGCACGACTGTACCTTGATGGAGCAGGAGAGGATACCGTCACAGAGAATGACGGGGTGTGGGCAAACACAACTAACTGCGCCGTAATCGAGAACCAAGCAGGAGGAGAAGAATCCGT